GGTAATTTATCAATGACAACAGTTATAACTCTATTAAGATATATGGTTAGAAGCTCACAAAATAATTTTGATATGGAAGATGCTTCAAAATTATATGATGAATTAATAGATGCAGGATATACGCTAGAAACTATAATAAGTGATGTAATTATGGAGGCACTTATTGTATCGGGTTTTATGAAGAAAGAAGATCAAGTGAAAGTGGAGAAAATCAAAGAAGAAGTCAAGAAAAAAGCACAAGAATAACTGAAACAATATTGATTTTTTATGATTTATTACTTCAAAGAGGTTATAAATATGATGAATTATATGATATGACTTTGAAAGAATTAAAAAATGCTAATGAGCAAATAAATAAAGGATTAGCATATATGTTATTTAAAGATAAGGTATTAATGAGTCAAGCATTAGTTGGAAAGATGAAAAAAACACCACAAGAAGCACTACCTGAATTATATCCACCTAAAAAGACTTATAAAATGCCTGCTTGGATAAGAAAAAGATACGAAAAACAAGAAAGGAGGTAGTTAGTGTGAATATTGATGTTTATGGAATAAAATTAACTGCTGATATTACTGATTTAACAAAAGGTGTAGATAAGGCAAAAGGAAAAGTAAAAGAATTAGAAGAAAAAACAAAAATAAAAATAAATAATCCTTTTGAAAATAATTTTGATTTTAAAGGTAAGTTTAAAAATTTAGGTTTAGATGAATTAAATAAGAAACTTAAAGAAACTGAAAACCAATTAGAAAAGTTATTTAATAAGGCATACAAAGACATGTATAATGAAATAACAGGAGTACATGATATAATGCCTATTGGTACAACAAAAGAATTAGATGAATATAAAGAAAAACTTGCCGAAGTTATGGAATTAAGAGATGAGTTATCAAGTAAAAATAAAACATCAACAATGACTGCTGATGAAAAACAAAATTATGTTAAAGATTTAGAAAGACAACAAGAAGAAGCACAAAGACTTAATATGACAGTTGGACAAGTAAAAACTAGAATAATAGAATTAACTTCATATAAAAGAAAATTAGAAAATCAGCCAATGTTAAGTGATAGCGAAAAATTAAAATTAGAAGATACTATTAGAAGACTAAATGAATATACAGCGATATTAGAAAAATTAGGAGTAGAAATTCCTAAAATTCAAACACCATTCGATAATAAAACAAATGAAGATGCAAAAGAAATGAATAATGAATTAGAAAAAACTGATAGTAAATTAAAAATAATTAGTAGCACATCAATTTCTTTTGGCAATAATATGAGTAAGACATTTACAAGAGGTTTAAAATCATTAAGAAGATTTGCTCTATCATTATTTGGTATTCAATCTATATGGTCGGTATTAAGTAGAGCAACACATACTTATATGAACCAAAATACTGAATTATCTAATAAGATACAAGCAGTATGGAATGGTTTAGGAGCTATGGTTGGACCTATTGTAGATTATTTGGCAACTGTATTTATGAAACTTTTAGGATATATAAATGTAGTAACAAAAGCATTATTTGGATTTGATATTATAGCAAAAGCTAATGAAGCAACTATGAAGAATTATAATAAACAGTTAGCAAAAACTCAAAAACAACTTGGAGGATTTGATGAATTAAGTAACTTAAATCAAAATCAAGAACAAGAAGGACCAAAAGGACTAATTAATGAAGATGATATAAAATTAGATGAAGGATTAGTTAAGAAACTTCAAGATATATCATATTGGTTAAAAGATAATTGGGATTGGCTTGGAAAAGTATTGATTGCATTGGGAGCAGTATTTGGAATAAGTGCAGTTGCAGGTTGGATATCTAATATTGGAAAATTATTAGGTGGCACAAGTAGTGGTTTAATAGGTTTTTCAAGTGTTTTAAGTACAATAGCAACATTAGGAATAATAACAGTTGGAGTTGATTTAGTATATAAAGGTTTAACAGGAAGAGATTTAGTAAAAGATATAACTGATATATTAGATGGAATAAATGATTTAAGAAAAGCAAATAAAAATCAGCAAAAAGTTGACAAAACAAATCATAAAAATACATTAGATAATGCTGATGCTATGGATATATTATCAAAAGAATATAATACAGGTAGTAAAGAAGTAACAACTTATGTAGCAAATATTGAAAGTGCTATTGAAATGAACCAAGCTAATATAAATCAAAATGAAAAATGGGAAAACAGTTTAAGTGGTGTTGGTAAAATAATATCTAATATAGATGGTTCTTTAAATGAACATAGACAAAGTACAAAGATGTCAAAAGAAGAAATAGAAAGATTAGTTGTATCATATAGTAATTTATACAATAGAGGTCAATTAACTGTTGCACAAACAAAAGATTATGCTGAATTAATGAAATCACTTGGCTATAATATTGATGGAACTAAAATGAATACACAAGATTATAACAGGTATCTAAAAGAACAAGAAGAAAATCAAAAAAGAGTAAATGATGCTACAAGTGCAGGAGCAGGTATATTAAGAGCAACAGGAACAGTTTTAGATGATTTAAAAAATAAAGCCTATATATATGGAAATGCACTAGGACAACTAGCAGGAAATCCATATTTAATAACTATTAATAGTGTATTAAATCCACCTGATACAAGAGCTTATATAAATGCTTTAAATGATGTTATATGGAGATTAAATCAAAATGATGCAGCTAGAATGATTGCAACAGGGTCAGCTATTGGTAGTTTAACTACAATGGCATTAAATAGAATACCATATCTTTCAATAGGTACTGATTTAGTTAGAAGTGAAGGACTTGCTTATTTACATGCAGGAGAAAGTGTAGTACCTGCTGATGTAGTTGGTGGTGGATATTCTAATGATAATAACGATACAAATTCATTATTAAGAGAATTAATAGACATAGTAGAAAGTAAGCAATTTAGTGCTACTATTGGCGAAGATGAAGTTGGTAGAGCTAGTGTAAATTATATAAGAAATCAAAATAGAATAATGGGAGGAAGTGTATTGTAATGTTATGGCAAGCAAAAGTAAATGGGAGTTATGTAGATATGCTGACTCCCTCTACATATAAAATAGATTGGGAAGATTTAGATAGTAATTCTTATCGTTCTATAACAACAGGAAATCTAATAAGACGTAGATTAAGTAGTAAATGGTTCAAAGGTAATTTTAGTTTTAATTATTTGACCGAAACACAACTAGAAAATATACTTCCTATAATTAATCAATATCCATTAGAAGTAAGAATAAAATCTCCATTATTTGGAACAAGTGGTTGGCTAGAAATAAAAACTTATGTATCAAAAGTTAGTGTAGAAATGGTAAGAAATGACCCTACATATAATAGTAATAATAATAATCAATGGGTTAAATTATCATTTAATATTATTCAAACTGAAAAGGTAAGTGGTCAATAATGAAAATATATTTTGATGGTGTACTTATTGATAGTAATAATTTTTCAAAGTTGACTAAAACAGGAAAAGCTTATGATGGTTATTTTAAGTTAGGTTCTACTATATGTGAAACATATAAATTAGATTTTAATAAAACAGCATATAGTGGAATACCTGTTGTTGTTACATTAGTTGATAGTAATGACAATTTATTAAAAACTTTATATGTTAGTGATTATAATGACAAAGATGATGATATTATTGAATTAAGTTTAGAAGATGCTATGACAAAATTTAATTTTAGCTATGATGCTAGTTCTATAATGACACATACAAAAGTTGTAGATGATAAGACTATACATTATGCTTATTTAAGTGAAATATTACAGGATATATGTAATAAAGTAGGAATAACTAATGGCATATCAAGCTTTTATGGAGATGATATAGAAGTTAGTTGGTATAATGATACATATATGGCAAGAGATTATTTAGGATATATAGCTGAAATAAATTGTTGTAATTTATGTATAGATGGTAGCACAAATTCATTAGTATTTAAAGAAATAAATACAACTCCTGTAAGCACTATTTCTTTTGATAATATAAGTAAATATAAAATAGGAGTAGAACATATTATAACAAGAGTTGTTTGGGATAATGGTATTAATAAATGGGAATATGGAAATACAACAGGAGAAACTTATTATATTAATACTGATAATGTATATGTATTAGATACCGAAACAGTAGATCATATATATAATCTTATAAAAGATTTTACATATTATAATTTCAAAACTAATGATTGTCCTATAAACAATTTAGATACAGGCGATTTAATAGCTTTTACTGATGGAACTAACACTTATAAAACTTTTACACAATTTGAAAATGCAAATTATTCAGGAAATAGTTGGTTTGGTGGAATAGAAGTAAATTTAGAAGGCGAAGTCAAACAAGAAACGGAAGTTGTTGGAGAAGCACAAAGATACAAATTAATAAAGCAAACAGTAGATAGAATGAATAATACTATTACCATTGTTGTAGCTGATATTGGAGAATTAAATAGTGAAGTCCAACAAATAATAACTGACACATACACAAAAACACAAATTCAAAGAATAGTTGATGGTACAGGAGTAGATGGAGTAAAGGTAACTGTTGTTGAAACTGCTAGTGGTACATATGATATAAATGGTATGCACTATGCAAAAAGTGGAGCTCCTACTGAAAGTACAATTAATGAAAAAGGATTAGAAGTAGATGATGTAGATAATGGAGAAGAATTATTATTTGCAGGATATGATGATGAAACTAAAAAGAGTTTAGTTAGAACTGAAAATTTAATAACAAGAAAGTTTTTAGTAATTGGCAATAATAGTAGGGCACAAGATTATGGAAATGGTGGAGGTGTATTTATTCTATGAGTTATATTCCTAGTGATTTTGATGATTTAAATGATGGTTTAAATATATTAAAAATAGTTGAAAATACAAGTAGATTTGCTGTTAAAGAAGGAACTTTTAGTGATAAAGGTTTAGGTTATAAGCAACAATATTCATTATATGGTAATCTTAACAATTTAATAAAGCCACCTAATTATGAAAAGACAAATATAACATTAGATTTTTGCTATATTTTTAAAGGTAGTGGAATACCTGATGGTGGTATTAGTGATTTTAATGATTTTATGTTAAAATGTTTTGATGAAAATGACAGTATGATTGATTGGATAGATTTAATAAATGAACCACATACTACAACACAAGATAGTAATGGAAATGTTGTATGGTTATATGAAAATATTAGTATATCAAGAATTAATATATTAAATCCGTCAGCACTACAAGAAACTGATGTATTAGCTGTTGCTTTTGTAGCAAGATATACTGAAAGTGGTTTTGAACATAATTTTATAACTGATTTATGTTCTTATAATAGAAATGGTTTTGGTAGGCAACAAGATGAACAACCACTTGTAATAAAATGGTTAGATGATACTGTTATTTCAAATTTTTCAGTATCAAGAAAAAGTAATATAAGTGATATAATTGAAGTTTCTTTTAGTGGTACATTTGATAATACAGCTTTAGGAGCAAAAGAAAATGATATTATACAAATAAGTATAAATTATACAAATCCTAAAACATATCAAAGTGAACAATTAAATCTAGTAAGAGATGTAGATTTTACAGTAGATAATGGAACATTTTATAGTGGAACAGGTAGTAGCGAAGATACAATAGATATTGATTTAGCTGAAATGTTCCCTGAAGGTATAAGATTTTCAATATATGTATATACCGATACTTCATGGAAATCTTATATTGATGATATTTTCGAAAATTTACCTGTATTTAATTGGGGAAAAGATGGAAACACAAAATTTTTTAATGTAAATGGAGAATATAGAATAAATGATGTACCATTAGCAACGCAAATAATAACTAATATATTAGATAGTATATATCCTGTTGGAACTACTTATTTAACTAATAACAGTAATTTTAATCCTAATAATAGTTTTGTAGGAACATGGACACAATTAACAGGAGATGCTTATTTGAAAATAGTAACAACTAATGGTGGAAATTATAATGGAACTTCAAGTGAACATAAAATACCTATTGATAGTATGCCTAATCATAATCATAATACAACAAGTTCAGGAAATCATAATCATAATGGTAATTCATTAGAAGTTCGTTCATATGTTAGTGGACAAGCAAGTAGTGATTGCGTTCGTTTTGCTTCAAGTAGTGCTGACCATTATGGAGCACAAATAACAACAAGTGATGGAGCTCATGGACACGATATATCTTATACAGGTGGAGGACAATCATATTATCCATATTATTATGGAGTTTATGCTTGGATAAGAACTGCATAATGATTTTACAAATATATAAAATAAATGATAAAATAAAGTAAAGGAGGAATTAAATATGATTTCAATAACAAAAACTGATTTAATAGAAAAGAAAGATGGAGAAACTTATTTTACAGGAGAATTAAGAGGTTTAAGTACTGATACAAAGCCTACTGAAATAAATGGTAAAAAAATAGGAAATGGTAGTGTATTTATTGAAATAGATACGCAAACATTATTCTTTTATGATTTAAGTACACAAACTTGGAAAGGAGTGTAATATATGGATATAATGAGTTATTTATTAGGACAACAAGCAGGTGGTGCTAGTAAAGGTTTAAAAGTAGAAGTAGTAGAAGAACTACCTGAAATTGGAGAAGCAAATATATTATATTTAGTACCAAAACAAGATACAGGAGATAATGATGTATTTGATGAATGGTTATATATAGAAGATGAATGGGAACATATTGGAACTACTGATATAGATTTATCTAATTATTATACAAAAGATGAAGTATATAATAAGACACAAATTGATGCAAAAGTGCCTATAAATGCACAAAAAATCATTTCAAATAGGCAGTTTAATTATTCAGGAACAGCCGAATATGAGGATATAAGTGAATTATCGAATTTAAACGAAGGTATTTATTATATTTACACAAAACAAATGAATACTACTAATGTTTTATTTAGTGCTATATTAATTGTAAGTACAAAATCAGGAACGCAAAATAGACAAACACAAACTTTATTTTGTTGGAGGCCAACAGGGCAGTATTTAAGTGAAGTATTTGTATCTTTTAGACCAATAGTAAATGGTCAATCAACTTATGGTTCTAATTTTAGTAATTATCAAATGACTTTAAATTATGAGGGAGTAGGAAATACTATTCCTGCAAGTTCTTCATATAGTACTTGGAAAAATTTGGTTATGGGGCAAAATATTTATAATTGGTATGGTTCAAAGAAAAAAAGTGATTTAAACACCACAAATAAAGACAGTTTAGTAGATGCAATAAATGAAGTAAATACTAAAATAAATAATTTAGTAGATGCTAACAATACAAGTTATTAAGGAGGTGTAGAATATGAGTAATGTTTTAGTAAATGAAACAAGTTTACAAAATATAGCTAGTGCTATAAGAACAAAAAATGGTTCTAGTGATACATATACGCCTAGTGAAATGGCTACTGCTATTGAAAATATACCTAGTGGTACAGTAAATCCTACTAATTATACGCAATTAAATACTGCAATATATGATGCCTCAACATCATTAGCAAATACAATGAACGCCCTAGTAGATGCTAAATCAGCATATACAAATGATAATGTAACATTATATACACCTGATTCAAAATGTACTAGATATTTAATAAGAAAAAATACAAGTAATACATATAATGCAATTTGGTTTGGCTATGACGATACTAATTATCAAGCATCAATACCTTATGTATTATTTAGAGGTGGTTATGGATTTCATTTAGGAAAGGATTATGGAGAGGTATATGTCAATCCTAATACTTCTATTCCTTTCAAATTTAATCCAACAACTAATAGGTATGAAAGCAATGCAACATCAGTTGCAGGAATAGTATATCAAGCTGGTATTGAATTTAGTAGTAGATGTTGTTATTATTCAAATGCACTCTCAACTCCGGAAGAAATTATACAAGCAATGATGAACAACACATTAACATATACTCGCTCACCAGGAGGTTATTTAAACGGAAATGAACTTCTTTATTCTAATTTTGTTGTTTTTGGTACAAATACGGAAACATTTAATAGTTCATTTGTAATAAGCGACCCAACTCAAGCTGCTATAAATACACCAATAATATCACACAATGAAACAATAGTAAGTGCAAGTTAATGGAATATGATGTAGATGATGATGAAATCTATATATTAGATGTCGAAGATGATGATTTATAGGAGGATAGCTTGGCTATCTTCTTTTTATTTATTTTTTTCTAAAAATATGTTATAATATGTAGTCAATTAAAGGGGAGGTATATATGAAAACAATGCAATATACTTATAATTATGAACCTGAAATGTATAAATACATATTATCATCTAACATATTAAATAAGAAAAAAGATGAACATAAGATATTTAAAGCATTAGTTCAAGGTTATAATGCAAAAGAAATAGGTAGAAAATATCATTATTGCGAAAGTACAATTTGGAATAGACGTAGAGATATTTATAAAAAGACTAGAAAATATATGGGCTAGTTCTTTTTTTATGTCTAAAAAGATATATAAAAGTTATATAAGTTAATATATAAAGGTTATATAAATAAAAAAAACAGTATATACTTTTATTTTGTTTTAAATATAATACTTTTAGTGATGGAAAGATTATGATATTTTTTTGATAGTTTTTTAAATAAAAAAAGTAATAATTTAGTTATTGGGGTGTATTATGAAAAAGGAATTGTGTATAAAAGAAATATATAATGATTTTTTAGATAAAGTTATTTTAAATGATGTTGAAAAGCAAGTATTAGATTTATATATAAGAAATGAAAGTATAGTTAAGATAGCTGATGAAATAATGCAAAGTACAAGTAGTGTATCAAGAATAATTTATCAAATAAAAGAAAAATATGAAAAGTATAGAAAGTTAGAAATAGCAAAGTTAAATATTTTTATGAAAAAGTGATGTAAATGTGGCAAGATACATCTTTTTTTATGTTCTAAAATGTAGTTAGAAAGGAGTTAGAGTAAATATTTTAAAACAATGTTTACGGCTTCTTTCTTTTTTATTTTTAGGAGGTAAATATGTATGGTAATTCTTATATGAATACTATTAGTCAACAAGCTAATTTAGACAGGATAAATGCACAAATAAATGAATTAGAAAAAATGAAACATCAACTACAACAACCTATACAACAACCTACAAATCTTACACAAAATTTTCAATTAGCACCTACCAATAGAGATGTTATTAAATATGCTAGTTCATTTGAAGAAGTTGAAAGTGAAGCTGTTATTGGAGATACGCCTTATTTTAGTAAAGATATGTCAGTAGTATGGATAAAGAATGTTAAAGGGAAAATTAAAACTTATGAATTAAACGAAATTATACCAAGAGATGAAAAAGACATACAAATAGAAATGTTACAAGCCAAAATTAAAGAATTGGAAAGGAAAAATGTAAATGAACAAAGTTATAGATATGATGATGAGTCAATTAAAGATGAAAAATCCTCAAATGTTTCAATTTCTAGAACAAGCACAAAAAAACCAAAACAATCCACAGGAGATATTTAAAGAAATAACTAAAAATTATAAGCCTGAACAAATAGAAAACATTTTTAATAAAGCAAGACAATTTGGAATAAGTGATGATGTAATAGATAAGTTTAAACAAGGTTAGTAGCCTTGTAGGAGGTATTTATGCTAGTTGTAGATGCTTCCTATAAGTTTACTAGCGACTTAAATATTATAGAAAGGAGAATAAAAATGAACGGAAATTCAGGAATTGTACCTACTGTTGATCTAGCTACTAATAATAATGCTTATCCTGTCTATCCAATGATGGGAGGATTTGGAAATAGTGGCTTTGGAAACGGATTTGGAAATGATGCACTATGGATTATTGTATTGTTAGCTTTATTTGGTTGGGGAAACAATGGAAATAATGGTGGTTTCTTTGGTGGTAATAGAGGATTTGATGATGGCTATGCTTGGTTAAGTAATGGTCAAAAAGAGATTATGACAAATACTAACAATGGATTTGATACTCTACATTTAAGTAATCAAGTAGAAGGAATTAGAGATGGAATAAATGGAATATCAAATGCTATTTGCTCATCTACTGCAAGTATAAATAGTAATGTATCAAATGGTTTCTATACTGCTGAAATAAGTGCTAATAATAGACAAGTTGCTGATATGCAACAAAACTTCAATAATCAAATAGCTACACTTCAAGGATTTAATACACTTGGTAGCCAATTAGCACAATGTTGCTGTGATAATAGACTTGCAACTTGCCAAACACAAAACATAGTACAAAATGAAGGAAATGCAACAAGATTTGCTGATGCTAATAATACAAGAGATATTATTACAAATGCAACTGCAAATACACAAGCTATCCTAGATAAGTTATGTCAATTAGAATTAGATGGTGTTAAAGCTCAATTAGATGCTAAAAATGACCGTATAGCTGATTTACAAAGAGAAATATCTATGAAAGATTTACAAGCAAGTCAAGTAGCACAAACAGCTCAATTAAGATTAAGTGAAGAACAACAATTTGATAATTTCTACAATCGTTTAAAAAATTGCCCTGTAAATGCAGTAAGTGTCTATGGAAATCAACCTGTATTCACTTGTCCTAATAGTAATGGCTGTGGTTGTAGTGGATATAATCAATTTATTTAATAGCATAGAGTAGATTACTACTAGCTCAATTATGAGAACTTGCTAACAAAATTCCTTTAAAGGGAAAATGAAAGATAGGCATAGTTCTATCTTTTTTGTTTTAAAAATGCACAATATTTTTAATATTTTGTGCAAAATTGAAAGGAGATATAAAAATGATAGAAAGCATACAAGAAATACCAATAGTATTAACAAATAATACAGCAAAATTAACATTTAGTAGCGACACAATAAGAACAAGGAGTGCTTGTCAAAATAATACAAGAAGCTGGTTATGTCATCAAACAGGAAATCCATTATACCAAGTATTAGGAAATGGTAATTGTAATTGTAATGGTACAGCAAAATATGAAGTAAGTTTTAATGCTAATGTTAGTGGAGCTACTGCAGGAACACCTGTGGCACTTGCATTATTTGAAGATGGAGTAGTTGTACCTGGAACTACAATGATAACAACAATAACAACAGCAGGAGATGTATTTAATATATCTTTTGAAAATACAATAGAAGTATGTGGAAGATCAAATGCTACATTAAGTATTGGAAGTGTAGCTAGTGTACCTGATTTTACTGATCTAACTGCTGTTGGAATAGATACACAAGCACCTATTATAGCAAATGCAACTTTTAGTATAGAGAAAATAGCATAATGAATAGAATTGATAATTTAAGTTTAATATTACAAGCATTAAGTTTGGAAATATTGTTTAAAGATTTTAATAATTGTGATTTAATGCAAGAACTACAATATCAAGATAATAATTATTTAGAAAAGATAATAGAGCAAAACAATGAGATATTAAAGCTTCTAAAAGAAAGGAGTAAGTAATGGAAGAAAAATTATTAGAAAAAGTAGATGAAAAAATAAAACATATATTAGATGAAGATATAAACACTAATAATTTAGATTATTTATACAAATTAAGTAAGATAAAACATTATACAAAGGAGGATAAGAATATGAATTATGGAAACTATGGAAACTATAATGGTAGAGGTTACGGACGTGGTAGTTATGGAGAAGAATATGGTAATTATGGAGAATATGGTAACTATGGACGTAGAGGAGTAGATAGTAAATATCGTGGATATGGACATTTAGATAGAATGTATAATGAATATGGTAACTACAATTATGGTAGAGAAAGATATGGAGCAAATGAAGAAACTGATAAAAGCTATCATTATATGGTAAAAGCACTTGAAGATTTTATAAGAGTATTATATGAAGAAGCAAGTAATGAACAACAAAAGCAACAGTTAAGAGAAACACTACAAAGAAGTATGATGTAGAATGTTTAAATATTATAATGCAAATCCATATAATAGACACATAGAAGATTGTGTAATAAGGAGTTTAAGTGTATTAACAAATAGAAGTTGGAATGATGTATTTAATGAATTAAGTGATTTAGCAAGTTATGATGGTTATATGTTTGATGATGTACCATTTGTTGAAGATTATTTAGATGATAGATATTTAAGACAATGTCATTATTCTAAAACAGTAGGAGAATTTGCAAAAGAATGTCCTTATGGAAAATACGCTATAACAATGGATGGACATATAACAGCACTTGTCAATGGAAATTTGATAGACACTTTCAATCCTAGTAATAGAGTTATGAGATGTGCTTGGAAGATAGAGTGATTTTGCTCTATTTTTCTTTTTATGATATACTTTAAATAGTGTGGAATAAAGAGAGGTTAGTGTATGGATGATAGCAAGTTTCAAATAGAGGTATTAGAAAGATTAACAGCAATAGAAACAACTTTAAAACAGTTGGATTATAAAGAATTAAGTGAGAAAGTGAATGATAATGATAAAAAAGTAATTGAATTAGAAAATAGAATTAATAATAATGATAAAAGATTAAATAAGATAGAAGATAATGGAAAATGGTTATGGAAAACTGTTGGAGGTTCAATTATATTAGCACTATTAGCATTAATATTTAAAGTATAGGAGGTAAATATGAAACTAAAAAACATTATAACATTAATAATAACTATTGTATTTGCATTTTCATTTTGTTGGACAGTAGTATATTTTTTAGATGATGATATGGCAAAGACAATAGTATCAGCATTTATAACAGTAGCAACTTCGGTAATAGGCTTTTATATAGGCTATCAAACAAATAAAAAATAGGAGGGATAATATGAAATATTTTACATTTGGTATGAAAGTGATGAGGATAACACAAAGCTATAATGGAACAGCAAGTCATAAGCCTCATTGGTATAATAGTAAGGATTATAGTGATTATCCTATTGATATTGCAGGACAAGATGGTGGGCAAGATATATATTATGCAACTTGTGATATGGAAATAAAGGCTATTAAAGGTGTAGGTTCTAGTGTAACTAACACAGTATGGTTAGTATGTTTAGAAAATAAAAATACACCATTAGGAAATAATATAAAACCATTTATAGCACTAACACATTGGAACGATAATGACCCATATATGAAAAATAGAAAAGTAGGAGATATAGTAAGAGCAGGAGAACCTATTTGTAGAGAAGGAACTGATGGAGCAAGTGCAAATCACTTACATTTAGTTTGTGGAGATGCTAATAGAGGTTGTGGAGATGGATTTATACAAAATTCTAATGGTAAATGGGTAAGTAATGGATATTGTTATAGACCTGAACAAATAATGTATATAAATTCTAATTTTACTAAAATAGAAAATACAAGTGATATTAAGTTCGAAGTAAAAGCTATTGGTTATAATAAAGGAGATAGTAATAGCGATATAGAAAAAATAAATAATTTTCTAGCTGATAAAGTAAGAGGAAATTATTATGGAGATTATAGTGAAGCTTGTATATCAGTATATAAGAAGAAAAATGGATTAGAAGAAGATGGTTCATTTATAGATAATGAAACATTAGATAAGATGAAACAAGAAGGATTACAATTATAAGAAAGAGGGAATAAGAAGGTGTTTAAGCTTTATGGAAATGTTGCAAATAGTTGGAAAAAAATAGATGTAGCAACTGATGAAAAAGATATAGTCGATACTATGATCGTATGTCATGATAAATATAAATTATTTGATTTTTTAATTATACAAAGAGAAAATAATACTGATAATATTTATAAAAGAACAAGAAGTGAAGAAGATTATTGTGAATATTTATATGAGTTTAAATCAAGAATAAAACCACTTGATGATATGAGTTGTGTAGATTTAAAAAAATATATTTTAAAAAAGAAAAATAAGTAGTATAATTAAATTGCAGGAACTATATAATCTACCAGCCCCTTTAATTTTATGGTATATATTTATCTTTTCATATTAGTTCCTGCTTTATTTAATTGTGTTGCACCTAATATAGGTGTTATTTTTTTATGCATTTTAGTAAATTATTTTAATAAACTTTTAAAAAAAACTTACTTTTTCTTAATTTTGTGTTATAATATATACATATATATAGATAAATATATATAGGAAGGGAGAATAAAACTAATATGAAAGAAAGATTATTAAAAGAGTTTAATTTTATCTATGATGATGAAAAAGTAAACAAAGTTATGTTTGTTGAAAGCAAAGAATATATAATAGTTGAGTGTGAAAGTGGTTATGCTTATAAAGTTGAATACAATGATGGCAATATAACTACTACTTGCTTAAATTAAAAGATAAATTGATAGATATAGAACAAGAAATATTTATATTGAATAAAGTTCTAGAAGAAAAGCAATTAAGAAAGAAATAGCTAATTTAAAAAGGCAATATACAATATTAGAAAGAAGTGAGAAATAATGACATACAAATTAAAAATAACAAAAGACAAGAAAACAAAAGAACAAAACATAAAAGATTTAAAAGAACTTCAAACTGTTTTACAGCAATATAAAGACAATGTGGTAGAAATTGAATTGCATAAAGTAAAGGTGTATAAGAATGAAAATAAATAAAGATTTAAAATGGTATGCTTTTTATCAAGATATGAATGATAATAAATTAGTATATACAAATGTTCTTTCACAAGATTTAGTTGAAGATATATTAAAAAGAACAAAGCACAAAATAAGACACATAGGTTGTTATGATGAATTAAAAGAAGCAATAAAATCTTATTTAATGTGGAGATATTGGTGTAGAAGTGAATATGAAGTTATTGTATCAAATTGGGGTGGTAGGGAAATGGAAGAAAAGATAGATATATGGTATCAGTTAGAGCCTAATTTAGATAGAATAACGGAGTATGTTATGAAAGAGTTGAAATTAAGTTTTAAAGATTGTACAGGAGAATAAGTATGAATAAAAAAGAATTATTAATAAATAAAGATGATTTAATTGATTGGATAGATAGACCACCAAGTAACAATGATTTAGATTTGATCACTTTTATTACTACTAGATTAGAAAATTTTTATGATTTACAAGAAGAAAATAAAAAACTAAAAGAATTATGTGATAAATATGAAGAAGAACATAGTACAAGATTTAATGATTGGGTATTTGATAAAAGAGAAAATGAAAGATTAAAGGAAAGATTTGATGCTTTATTGGAAGCACATAAGATTGCTGATGAATTAGAAACTGAATATCAAGAAAGAAATGAAAAAGCAATAGAATACATAGGAAACGGAAATATAGGTATTCCTAGAAAAACAAGAGATAAGTTTATTGCTATACTAAAAGGAGAAGATAAAGATGACAAATAGACAAAAAGAATTAACAAGAGAAGCAATATACTTACAAAAGAAAATTGAAATATTAACACAGGAACTTAACAAGACACAAAATGAATACATAGAAGTAGCTAACAAGTTATTTGATAGTATTGAAGATAAAAAAGTAGTAAAAAAAGTGCTTAACAATAAAAGTGTTTTTTAGACATTTTAAGACACTTTTTCTTTTTGAAGTATATTTATATTAAAAAAGTCAAAACAAGGCTGAAAACAGCTTTAAAATGAGTTTAGAGGTGTATTATGGAAATGAAATTAAATTCTTATGAAAGAAATGATTTAGTAAGAACATTAGATTATGCTATTGAAAAAAGAAAAGAAGATTATAAAAATGGTAAGATTAATCAAGAAAGAATGAAATTAGAAATAGAAACAATAAAGTTTTTAAAATCTAAAATACCTTATGATTATTTTAATAGGTCAAATATTCTAATGAAAGATTTATAAAAAGTATTTACTTTTTAAAAGTAAAATTATATATTAGAGTTGGAGGTGTAAGATATGTATTTATTTAAAAGCGAACTAACTGATGAAATACAAAAAAAGTATAAAGTTAGAAATATTGGTAGAGTTGTAGGAATAACGGAAGGCTATTTATCACAAATTATAAATAGTAAGAAAACTTGTCCTAAAAGAACAGCTTATGCTATTACAAAATATTTTGATGAAAATGCTGAAATAGAAAAATATTTTGAAAGGTTAAAATAGGTATTTAAGATGTATAGTATTTTAATAAGCGATAAATATGAAAATGATAGTGATTTTTATAATGAACTAATATTTAATTTTGAAAGTAAGGAGGATGCAATAAGTTTTGCAAAACAAATCATAAATATATCAAATTATTCCGTCGAGATAGTTTCTCATATAAAAGGAGAATAATTATGAATGAAATAAAACAATTCCCTTTTTACAAAAATTATTATGATTTGTTAGATAATTTGCCAAAAGAAGATAAAAAGATGATGTTGGAAGTAATAGTTGATTTTGTATTTAAAGATAAAGAACCAACTAATTTAAAAGGTATGAACCTAGCTATTTGGAATAATATTAAAATGCCATTGGCAACAACTAGAAAACAAATAATCAATGGGCAAAAAGGTGGTAGGCCTAAAAAAGAAAAAAACCCAAATAATAACCCAAATAATAACCCAAACAATAACCCAAATAATAACCCAAGTAAAAACCCAAAACATAACCAAAACAAGTTTTATATTTATATTTCTAATTTATATTTAATTATAGAAAATAATATATATTTTAATAATAAAGAATTATTAGTAAATAAATTAAAAGAGTGGATAGAATATAAATATCAAAAAAATAGTAAATATACGGAAATAGGATTTAAAAAATTATTAAAGCAAATAGAAAATAATATAGAATTATATGGAGAACAGCAAGTAATAGATTTAATTGATGAATGTATGGCAAGTAATTATCAGGGCATAATATTTGATAAATTAAAAAACAATAAAAAAATAATAAAACAAGAAACTTTGCCGGATTGGTTTAATGAAGAATTGAAGAATGAACCTATGACCGAAGAAGAAAAAAATGAGATAGATGATATATTAAAAACAATAGAAAATATGTAGTTTTAGAAAGTAAATTATTAAAAACAGCAAAAATAGTTTACTTTTTTTATTGACTATTATATAATTGAATTAGAAAGGAGGAAAACAATGAAAAAAGAAAATGAAATAACATTAGAAACAGTAAATAAAGAAGTTAAAGCTACTACTTTAAAGAATGATAAAACAGGAAAAGTTATTGGAGATTATGTAGAAGTAAATCAAAGAGTTTTAGCATTTAGAAAGTTATATCCAACAGGAATTATTAAAACTGAACTTCTAAAAGATGAAAATAGTATATGTGTATTTAAAGCTGAAATTTATGATAATACAGGAAATCTATTATCAACAGGAACAGCTTATGAAAAAGAAGATAGTACATTTATTAATAAAACTTCTTATATTGAAAATTGTGAAACATCAGCAGTTGGTAGAGCATTAGGATTTTTAGGAATTGGAATTGATACATCTATTGCTAGTAAAGAAGAAGTAGAAAATGCAGTAGCTAATCAAGAAGAAAAGCCAACTATATTGGCAACTGAAAAACAATGTGAAGTTATCAAAAACAAATATGTTCAAAATGTAGATGAATTAACTTCAATATTAAAAACACTTCAAAAGAAAAAAATAGTAGAATTAACTATTAAAGAAGCAAGTGATATTATTAGTGGAAAATATGATGAAAAAGAAGGAGAATAAAAAATGGAAAATGATAGTTTAAAAGAAATATTTGAAACAGTAAACAAAAAAGGATATGAAAATATAAAGAATAATTTAGATGATATTAAAGAGTCAGTTAACAAATTATTAGATGAAGCTTGTTGCTTTATGGCAGTTTCTAATAATGGTATGTATGTTCAAGGAAATAAGCCTTTAATATTAAGTTGTATATCTTCGATTACACAAAGTTTATTAAAAAATAATAATAACATAACAAAAGAAGATATAATTGAAGCTGTTGAACTTGGAGCAAAAGACAAAAGTGAATTAAGAAATAAGAGTAAAGAAAAGCTAGAAGAAATATTAGAAATGTTAAAGGATATGTAATATGGAATTAGTAAGATATGAAAATGAAAAATTAGTAGTAGCTGAAGAATTTACAAAAGAATATGCTGAATTTCAAAAGCAAGTTGCTAAAATGGATATGAAATTAAAAGAAGTTAAAGAAGCATTAAAAACAGCTATGGAAGAACATGGACTTACAGGTTATGAAGATGATAATATAAAAGTAACATATAGAAAAGCTAGTCAAAGATCAACAGTAGATAGTAAGAGATTAAAACAAGAATTACCTGATGTATATATTGAATATTCTAAAATTAGTGATGTTGCTAGTAGTGTAAGCATAGAAGCAAAATGTTAGAGTATATAGAAGAAGGACACTTGTATTTATACAATGGAGTAATAATACCTAGTGTTAGTGAAATATTACATAAATATTTATTTAAAGATAAGTATAAAGGAATACCTGAAAACATATTAAAAGCAAAAGCAACATATGGTAGTGAAGTTCATAAGGCAATAGAAGATATAGAAAACAATAGAGAATATGAAACAACAAGTGTATATCAAGAATTAAGCATAGAACAGTATTTGAAAATAAAAGAACAATATAATTTAGAAGTAGTAAAACAAGAAGAAATGGTATGTTATAAAGGCATATATGCAGGAAGATTTGATATGATAGCTAATGTAAATAATGAATTATGTTTAATAGATATAAAAACTACTGCACAATTAGATTTAGAATATTTAAGTTGGCAATTAAGCTTATATGAATTAGCTTATGGTAAAAAGTTTAAAAAGTTATATGCCTTATGGCTACCAAAAAAAGAATTAGGAAAATTAGTAGAGATTAAAAGAAAAAGTAAAAAAGAAATTGAAAAATTATTGAAGGAGATAGAAAATGACACCGTTAAAAAAAGGAGATATAGTTAGAGTAAAAGCAAGGCTCAAAGTTGAACAAAGTTATGATGGTTGGTGGTTATCAAAAACAACTTATGAAAAATTAAAAAAAGCAAAAGAAATAAAAATATATCAAATTGATGATAGTGATAATTCATGCACAGTTAAAATTGATGGAGTATTAAGTAGTGATTGGTTTGGACAAAGCATATTTGTAAAAGAAAAAAAAGAACAAGAAGAAATTAATGAAGAAGTATTAGAAACATTAAAAGAAAATAATGATGATATAGGAAAAATGCTTGATAAGTTAGGAAATATTTTAAAAGAAATAAAAGAAGAAAGTCCTATTGAAAAAGCTATGAAAGAAGCTATTATAGAAAAAGGTAGAGAAATTGCTACAAAAGATTTAGAAGAAAGAATAAAGAAAAATTTAGATAAATTTATTCAAGAAAATTATGGTATATTACCTAAACAAGTAATTATAAAACAAAGTGAAGTTGAAAGAAAAGTTGAAGGTATATTTCATAAAGATTTTGAAAAAATATGTAATATAGTAGCAAATGATATACCTTTAATGTTAGTAGGTGGAGCAGGTGCAGGTAAAAACTACACATTAGAACAAGTAGCAAAAGGATTAGGATTAACATTTTATTCTACAAATGCTATTAATCAAGAGTATAAATTAACAGGATTTATAGATGCAAATGGCATATACCATGAAACTGAATTTTATAAAGCATTTAAAGAAGGTGGTATGTTCTTTTTAGATGAAATAGATGCAAGTAGTCCTGAAGCATTAATCATATTAAATAGTGCAATAGCAAATAGATATTTTGACTTCCCAATAGGTAGAATACAAGCACATAAAGATTTTAGAGTAGTATGTGCAGGAAATACTTATGGTACAGGAGCCGATATGATATATGTTGGTAGAAATGTATTAGATGGAGCAACTTTAGATAGATTTGTAGTATTAAATTTTGATTATGATGAACAAGTAGAAAGACAACTTGCTTATGATGAAGAATTATATTTGTTTATAAAAGATTTAAGAGATGCTATAAATGAAAGTAATTTAAGATATATAGTATCAATGAGAGCATTAATTAACTCTACAAAATTATTAGAAATAGGTATAGATAAAGAAACAATATTAAAAACAGTTATAATTAAAAATATGCAAAAAGATGATATTAATACAATTATAAATAAATTAAAAACTTCAAGTGATTGGACAAGAGAATTAAGGAAAATGAGTGATAGATAATGTTTATTTATAAAAAAGGAAAAACATTAGTCAATTCATTTTCAAATATAAGCGAATTGTATAATTATATAGAAAAGACACCTAGAAGAAGTGGAGCTAATAATCATAGTGAAGAAAATGATTTTGATTTCACAGGTACGCATAGTTTAGAAGAAGCTTATGATCTATTATTAAGTGGAGATGAAAATTTATTTAATAAGTTTAAATCTTTAAAAAAAATATCAGTAGAAAAAATATTAGGTAATGTAATAAATAGGCCAAAGCAAATTAATGATATAGTAGGTTATCAAGCAAATGTACCTCAATATTTATTAGGAATACCAACTAATATGATAAATCAACAGCCAAAAAGAACATCACAAAAAGTATTAAATATAATTATTAATTTAACAGTAAGTTGTAGTGTAGATAGAAAGCATATTGAAAAAGTAGGAAATTTATATGTTCAAGTATTAGATTTATTAGAAAAAGCAGGATATAGAGTAAATTTATATATAATGCAAGCTGAAGAAAGTAATGATTATTATTATTATTCATTAGTTAGAATTAAAACTGATAAGGAACCTTTAAACATTAAAAAGTGTATATTCCCTATAATGCATCCAAGTATGCACCGTAGAATATTCTTTAAATGGGAAGAAGTATGTGACACTGCAAATGAAATAACTGATGATGGCTATGGAAGACCATATACTGTTACATCAGCAATTAAGAGTACATTAGATAAAATTTTAAAAAGTAATTTTATAATATGGAATTTTCAAAGATGGAACAATGGTAATGAAATAGATGTAGAAGCAAAAAGTGTATTAAAAGAATTAAAAGAAAAATATGGAATAGATGTATTAGGAGAGGAGAAATAATTATGACAAAAAAAGAATTAATTAAAGAATTAGAAAAATTAGTTGATAAAGAAGAAGTAGAACAATTAGAAGAAGGAATATCAAAAGAAGAAAAAGAAAAAATTAATAAATTGTTAGATGAAAGTAGTTCATATATTATATGTACTGATAAAGGTATGAAAGCAAGTGGAAATTATAGTGAATTTATGAATATTTTGACAAGGATAGTTATTGAATTAAAAGATAGCGAAATGCCAAAGTGTTTAATTAAATTTGCTGTTGAAAATGGATTAAGTGAAGTTAACAATTTAGATGAAGCATTAGATTTATTAAAAAAAGGATTAGAATGGCTTAAAGGAGAATAAAGATGAATAGAATATGTTTAACAGGAAATATGGTAAAAGATGTTAAAATTGAATATACTAAAAACAATAAAAGTTATGTTCAAAATACAATAGCAGTAAAGAAAGAAAAAAAAGATGAAGAAGGAAATTATTTAAGTGATTTTATAGATTTTGTAGCATTTGAAAAGAAAGCTGATTATCTTAACACATATTCTAAAAAAGGAGATAAAATAGAAATAGAAGGTAAATTAAGAGTAGATACTTGGAAAGATGACAATGGAGAATATCATACAAGAAATTATGTTGTAGCTGATAAAATTGCTATTTTAACAAGTAGAATAAAAGAACCAAAAATCATAGATGGTAAAACTCCAATTATTCAAGATAGTGATTTGCCATTTTAGGAGATTATTATGGAATTAGAAGAAAAAATAAAAGAATATAAAACTCCATTAAATTATGAGGGATTTGAAGAATATTATTTTGATAATAAGTATAATAAAGGTAAAGATACTTGGAAAAACCAAAAACAGCAATGGTGCTTTAAGTTTAATAATGGTTATGGTGCTAGTGTAATAAAACTTTTTGGAAGTTATGGCTTTGAAGATGATTTGTTTGAATTAGCAGTAATTAAGTTTACAAAAGATAATGAGTGGGAGTTATGTTATTCTACACCAATAACAAATGATGTTATAGGTTATTTATCTAATGATGATGTAATAGAATATTTACACAAAATACAAAGGTTAGATGAAAATGGTAGGCAATAAAAATGAAATAATAACTTGGTTATTAAATCAAAAAGAAGAACAGCAATTTGAAATAAAAGAATATAGAGAAAAAAGAAGTTTAAATGCTAATGCTTACGCTTGGAAACTTATTACTGAAATAGCTAATGTATTAAGAAGATCAAAAGAAGAAGTATATTTACAAATGCTACAAGATTATGGACAACAAGAAGTGATAAGTATGTTAAGTGAAATAAATATTAAAGGTTATTTCAAATATTGGAAGAAGATAGGAACATCAGTATTAAATGGAAAAGAATTTACACATTACAAGATTTATAAAGGCACAAGTGAATATAATACAAAAGAAATGAGTATATTTATAGATGGAGTAGTACAAGAAGCTGAACAGTTAAATATACCTACTAAAACTCCTGAACAAATAGAAGCATTAAAAAGGATGTGGAATAATGAAAATTAAATGTAAGCATTGTAATTCTATAATAACAGGAGATAAAAAAGGAACATATATTACTTGTAAATGTGGCAAAATAGCAATAGATGAAACAAAATATTATGTAAGAGTTATAGGAAATTTTGAAGATTATGAGGAGATAAAAGATGAAAAAGATAATAATTAAATTTGATGAAAAAGATATTAATGTAAAATCAAAGAATGTAAATGATAGTGAAGTAATACATATAGCTTCAATAATAGTTGCAAAAATTGCAAAAGAAAATAATATATGTAAAAAACATTTTCAAGAAATTATGGGAAAATATTATGAAGATGCTGAATAAAGAAGAATTTTGTATAATGCCTGACAATCCACCATATTGGAGATGTTAAGATTTGAAGGTAGTGAAAGACATGAGGCATTTTTTGGTATTAAAAATAGAAAAAGAAGTATTAGAGATGGATTAGTAGTTTTTTTAACTCCTGAAAATCATAGAGGAACAAATGGAGTTCATGGTAAAAATGGTAAATGGCTAGATGATAATATTAAAAGAAATGCTGAAGCTGTATGGTTAAGAACATATAATAGAACAGTAGATGATTTTATTCGTGAATATGGGCGTAATTTTCTTGATTAAGGTAATATTATGGATGAAAATATTGGAAAAAAATATGGCAAACTAACAATTATTAAATTAGACCATAAAGATAAATATTTAAAATATTATTTATGTAAATGTGATTGTGGTAATTATAAAGTAGTATTGTTAGGCAATTTAAAAATGGGTTATATAAAAAGTTGTGGTTGTTTATATCAAAATATTGGAAGAAAAGTAAATAAATATAGAAAAATGAAAGATTATATTATAGGTTATGCAACCAATACAAATAATAAGTTTTATATTGATATAGATGATTTTGATAAAGTAAAAAAATATAGTTGGTATGAACAAAAAAATGGGTATTTATATCATAAAGAAGATAACAAAAAAAGTATTTCATTACATAGATATATAACAAATTGTCCTGATGATATGGTTGTGGACCATATAAATCATAATAAAAAAGATAATAGAAAAATTAATTTAAAAGTATGTACTCAAAAAGAAAATGCGAATAATAGAAAAAATAAAGCAATTGGAATAACAAAAATATATAGAAATAAGAATATATATTATATTGTACAATTAAAAGGTAAATATTTAGGATGTTATAAAGATTATAACAATGCATTGAAAGCAAGAAACACTTATATAGATTAAAAAAATAATTTACTTTTTATAAAAAATGTAGTATAATAAAGTAGAAAAAGGAGAAGAAAGAAAATGACAAAGAAAGTTGAAAAAGAAGAAATAACATTAAAGCCTATAATAATAAAAGAGGCGACAATAACAATTAAAGGAACAACACCATTGATAGTAAATAATTTTAATGAAAAGAGCAGACAACAAATAGTAGATGCTCAAATGAAAAAGCCAAAGACAAAGGAAGTAAGAAATCCAATAGAAGATTTTATGAGAGCTAATTATTGGCTAACTGAAATGCCTAGTGAATTTACACAAGAAGCATTTGAAAAAGCATTAAAAGAAGGAGCAAAGTTTGGATTCCCTGCAAAAGGTATTAAAGCTAGTATAGTAAGTGGAGCTTATAGAAATGGAATGACAAAAGATAAAGTTAGTTTATATGGAGCTTTCTTAATACCTAGTGAATTTATAGAAATTAATTATAAAGAAGTTTCTATGAGAGAGGATTATGTAAGAATAGCACATGGTGGAACTGATGTAAGATTTAGACCACAATTTAATGATTGGAGTATGACTTTTACAATAGAATATAATGAGAACTCCTATTCATTAGAACAAATAATCAACTTCATTAATCTAGGTGGATTTAGTTGTGGACTTGGAGAAATGAGAGTTGAAAAAGGTGGCAACTTTGGTTCATATATAGTAGATGTAAAATAACAGTAGTGCCTATTGTAGGCACTATGATAGTAGCACTTATTTTTTCATTGTTTGACCTTCTAGTAGGTATAGATATAAAAATTGTCCTATCTTTAAGTGTTGCTATCATAGTGTTTATAATAACACTAGAAGACGTTGAGTTGTGATTAGGTGTGATCAGGTGGGCTACGGTAAGGCAGGCATGGTGTGGAGCAGTTTGTTTAGTTAGATTAAGGTTGGTTTTGGTACAGCAGGTTCGGTGTGTTGAGTTACGGTCGGTTGCTGTTAGTTATGTTGCGTCAGGTCAGGTGGGGTCAGTTGGAGTTCGGTTTGGCCTGTTATGGCAGGACTGGTACGGTATATTATGTTCAGTTAGGTTCAGTTGCGTTATGGCAGGAACGGTGGACTACGTTAAGTTTTGCTGAGTTAGGTTCCGTTGCGATTTGGCAGGAGAAAGGAGGTAAACAATGAAATATACTTGGAGTAATATATGGTTTAAGCAAGATGCTAATAAGATAGGTAGAGAATTAGAACAAATTAATGATATTAGTGAATTAACTAATAAAGAAGTATTAGAATATGCTGAAAATCATAAAGATAGTGAATTGGCAAAATGTTTTGAATGGAATAATGAAATAGCAGGTAGAAAGTTTAGATTACAACAAGCTTCTAATATATTATGTAGCATATCAATAGTAATTGATGACAGTAAAGAACCTGTTGAAAAAACTAGGGTATATGTTAGTACAAGAAAAAAAGATGATGAAAAAAGAACTTTCAAGAAACTTGTAGATGTATTAGATGATGATGAAGAATATAAAGCATTAGTAGAAAAAGCTAAAAATGAATTAAATACTTGTCAAGATAAATATAGAAATATAGTTAGATTACAAGATTTAAAAGACATAATATTTGATATGTATAAAAATCTATGATATAATGTAATTGCTTTGTTAAGTGTCGTCTTTGTTCAAGATGAGTGTTGCTCTTTATGAGTAGCACTTGGATAGATATATCGTGATACAAATGTTTCTTATAGTGGCAAGTTAAGAACAAAAGTATCAATGCGAGTTGAAAGTTAGACCTGACTTGCCGAAATGAGTAAACAATATCTATTCAAGTGGTGCTTATAATAGGCACTAGATGTATCACTGAAGGTAAAGTGTGCATCACCGTCCTTGCGCTATCTTTATAGGTAGTGTACTGATGATATGATAAATTAAATTTAGTTCAATATATCAATGTTTTAAAGTGTTACCAAGTTTAGTTTTAGGATATTGATAAGAATTAAATATATTGTATCATTAGTACAGTATCTATAATTAGATACTATACAATTTATTGGAAAACGCTCATAGGAATTGGCTTGGGTGATTTCCTTTTTTATTGGTCCGTGGAGTATAGAAATATACTCCTTTTTTATTGAAAAATAGATTATAATATGATACACTTACATTGTATGGTGGTGGTGCTATGCAAAATAAAAAGGAGATTTTGGCAATAACTTTAAGGGAGTTTATTGCCTTTTTTTATAGATATGTATTTTTATGGAATTAAAGATTTTTATGAGAATAGAATATTACATAAAACAAAATATATGATAATGACCACCAAACAAAAAAAGATGTATAAAAGATTTGTTTATTCTATTAGTTTTGAAAATGAATATATTAAAGATGTTATATGGGAATATCTAAACAATGATGAAAAATGCGAAGAAATAATCACAAGTATATATAATCAAAGAATTAATAGGAGAAAGAAATGAAATATCATAGTAAAAAAGTAGTAGTAAATAATATAACATTTGATAGTAAGAAAGAAGCTAAAAGATATTTACAGTTAAAAGAAATGCTAGATAGTGGAATAATAACTGATTTAAAATTGCAAGTATCATTTGTATTAGTTCCTGCTTTTAATATAGGAAAGAAAAGATATAGAAAAATGGAATATATAGCTGATTTTGTTTATACAAAAGATGGACAGCTAATAGTAGAAGATACAAAAGGTTATAAAACGGAAGTTTATAAAATCAAAAAGAAATTAATGGCATATATATATCAAATAGAAATAAAGGAGAGCTAATATGAAGTTTAGTATAATTATACCTGTTTTTAATAATGAAGAATGGTTAGACAAATGTTTTAAAAGTATATTAGATCAAACTTATAAAAATTATGAAGTAATTATAGTTGATGATTGTTCTACTGATAATGGTATTAAGATAATTAGAAAATATGAAAAGAAGTTCAAAGATTGCAAAGTTATTATTAATAAAAGTAAAAGATTAAATGGTGGTTCTAGAAATGTAGGTATAGTAGAAGCAACAGGAGATTATATTATGGCTATTGATTGTGATGATTGGTTAGCTGATAATAAAGTGCTAGAAGATATTAATAATAAATTAAATGGAGAAGATATAATGTTTTTAGGTTGTATTATGCATAAACAAGATGGAGATATTGATTTAATACCTAATCATAAATCGTTAGATGAAGCATTAAGAGGTTGTTTATGTGCATTATGGACAAAAGTAGTTAAAAGAGAAATATTACAAAATTGTCTAATGAAAGAAGGAACATTGTTTGAAGATTTAGGACATCATTATAGATTAATGAC